AACACCTTGATGAATGCAGGTGGTCCTCCTCAGTTTTCGCAAGATCCTAGGAGTAGATCAAATGTTATTCGTCATCGTGAATTTATTGGTTCTGTCACTGGTACTACTAATTTTACTATAACAGAGTATATAATTAGTCCTGTTAATCAGAAACTCTGTCCTTGGTTGTCTAATTTGGCGTCCGCTTACGAGCAGTATCGTATTCATGGAGCTATTTTTGAGTACAACACCACATCTGGTTCAGTTGCTGCTACTACAGCAATTGGTTCCGTTATGCTTGCAACACAGTATAATGTGAATGATGTTTCTTTTGGGTCTAAGTTAGAAATGGAAAATTATGAGTATGTTACTGACGCTGCTTCTAATCAGTCCTTCTTTCATGGTCTAGAATGTGCTCCCAATGAGGTTGTTGCCCCAATTAAGTTTATGGATTCTGCTGTTCGTACTGGTGCTGTTCAAGATTTGCGCGAATCTCAATTCGGGCGCTTAACAGTTGCTACAGTTGGGCAACCTGCCACTACTGAAGTTGGAGAAATTTGGTTGTCTTATGAAATTGAGTTGTTGAAACCACGTCTTGGTATTCCAGCTGCTGTCTCTTCTGTTTTGTTTATCGACTCTACAGGTGGGGAAGCAGGTGGTGTTGCTTTTACAGCAGCATTGGCTCCTAATGCCAATTATCAAGATTTAACCGTTGCAGCCCGTTCTGTTTTCGGTGCTTACACTGCAGCTATCAATGCTGTTGGTGCTGCATCAATAATCACTTTCACTGATCCCAGATTATCGGGTAGGTGTGCTAATTTCTTTTTGGAGTTGGATTATACTTCAGCTTGTACCGGAGCAGCTTCGGTTATTCAAGTTATTGGAGGCAACACTACTGTTGTTACTAGTACCTCTATTGGTTCTAACGCGACAGTTGTTGCTGCTCTCAGCTGCATTCGTTTTGCAGTTGGTCCTGGTCCTTGGGTTGTCTCTTGCATTGCTCCTGGTACATCTGGTGGTGGTCAGGTCTGCCGACTTTTTGTTGGTTTAACTGATCACGTATAATCCTTCTTTTTGGATTGCTTTTGTCTGTCCCGTCATTGACTTGACGTTTTGTCTGTCCCGTCATTGACTTGACGTTTTGTTTTGTTAGGTTTTCACGGTGTGGTGAAGGCAATGGTAGTTTTTATATCTGCATGTGTTTGCAGCCTTAGTGTAAAGTCCGGCTACCTTTTGGTGGCGGTTTGAGCTAGATACTCATACCCCTAAGTGTGTAAAAGCCATTGAACAAGTGTTTTGCATTTAAACATCTAATTCCCGTAGGGTTTTGTTTTAGTGCTTAAGCTCTTGTACCATGTCTTGTTGTAATTCCTATTGTTTGTTGTGAACATCTCTCAATAAATTTTGTCAAGATTAGTTCTGACGTTTTTTGTTATTG